ATACAAAGCTGTCTCCAGCACCTAATGACATCTGACTACTTTCAATGAAAGAGGGGATTGCCGTAGGAGGGTTTTGACTACCATCATCACTTCCAAACTCATGGTAATACAAATGGCCGTCTAACGCGGCCGCAACAGGAAAAGGAGAAATGCCTCTATCTACCCATGCCGAACGAGTTAGTGCGCCGTAATACCAAGCTTTTTCTTGGTAGTTATAGATGACATATCGATCCACATTAGCCGACGATGCAGAGGGGTAAAACCACCATATTTCAGAATAGCTAGAGTTTACTCCGCAAGTGACTTTTTCTATCTGTCCATTGTTAAAATCATCAAATATATAAGATCGTACAGAGCATGGTAGTTTTTGAACTTGACCTGAATAAACGTAAAACGCATCTTCGCCCATCCAATACACCATGTCGTCTACCGCAATAGCAGATAGAGGGCTGGCAATAGTAAGGTTTTCAGATATTAAACTAATACCAAAAGTAAATGGGGGTCCTAAATACTGCATGGCATGAAGAGAGCGGTCAGTAAACACCAGTATTTGTTGACGAGTCTCAACTGCCGTAATAATCTGAGAACCTGTACCAATACGCAAATCACCTGCGGTATTGGTAGCTTGTGCCGCCCAAACCAAGGGGTTGGCTTGGTCTGAGAACCTAATCAAAAGAGGATCTTGTACGCCAATGTTGTCTTGCGGATCGCAACCAAACACTAAAACGTGTCGGTCTCTATCTGAAACCATAACTTGCTTGGCTACGGTAGGCGCGGTTGAGTCTATTCCCGGTACGTCCGAAAGTGCCACTGCTCTACCATACGTCGGAGTCTGTGTAGCTATTGATTCATCCCAATAAAATATACCGCCATCACGAACGTTAAGGATTAAATCTTCACCAAAGTTGTCATGGGTCCAAATTCTAAGTGTGTCGCCAAAAGCTAAAAGGCTTGATCCAAATCCCCAACCAAGACGACCCCATGTTCCTGCGCCCCAACCTGTTCCAGACACCGTAGTATCTAGTCCCGTGTTAACTTGATAAAGACCCTTACACGCAGATCCGCCGTTTCCAGTGTCCGCAGAAGTAGCCACGACAGGAGTAGGAGTGTATGCGCCGTTTACCGTAATGTTAGGAACAATGGCTACTTCTCGAGCCACTATTTGGTAAGAGGCGTCAGTTAAAATAGCCGTAATTTGATATTCTTGGTTTAAAACCGCCGCTGTAATCTTTGCGGTAGACCCACCTAACGCAACAGCATTTTCAAATGATACGAAATCATTAACAATTGCGCCGTGACCCACGTCAGTCACCGTAAGAGTAGATGATCCGCTAGTCGCGGAAAACGTAATTGCGCCCGCGGCAGTTGTTTCACGGATCGGGGTTATGTCGTTATAACCACCACCTTCCTCGATGTAATACTTTAAGTGTGTGCCGTTACCCATGTAACGATCACCTGCTAAAGCTACAAAAGGATGCAGTGCTCGAGAAGTGCCTAAGAAGCTACTGCCCGAAATCTTTTGCCACCCGCCTATTTTTTCTGGAGTGCCTGCTTGAAAACGTACTTTGTCACAGTCGTACCATCCGCCTTCATTTGAATACGAAGTGGTCTCTCGGTTAACTCCCGGACGAAACTGTAATTTAGTAAGTGGCATAGTGTCGTTTCTCTTTATCTTTTACGGTTATTCCTTAAAGTAAACTAATACTCCAACGGCGGCACCCATAATTAAAATTAGTATACCAAAAACTTTCACGGCTAAGGATAGATTTTCTTCTAATGCTTTTTGTTTAGCCCTACGCTTTTTAGATTCAACCTTTTGTTTCTTGTAAAACTCTTCTCTAAATTGCTGATACTTATAATAGCCTAAAAGTCCTTGCTTGTTTAACATCCACGCCAATTCTTCTTCTTGTCGTACTAAAGCTTGTTTTGCTTGATAAGCAGCTAAGACATCACCTGTACCTAGCTTTGCTTTCTGCTCAATAGCTTGGCTTGCCCCAAAGTATTTAGTTAACGCAGAGCCCGCGTCTGCGATTTCTTTGCCGTTAGATAAGGTGGTTTTAATAACCTTAAAGGCAGCGTTAGCTATCATTAATTCAGCTAACATTTTGCCACCCAATGCAGCGTGGACATAGGGCCGTGCTGCTTGTAAGCTACAATCCCCGTTATACGCTGTACACTATATCGCTCTGTTACATCAGTTGTTTGAGGTTCATTAATTAGAACCTGTCCAACAGGTGCGGTAGCAGGTGCAACATATACGGGATATACCTCGCTGATCGTAGACCACATTGCTAAATTAAGCAGCCGCTGCTGTGATTGCTTTCATATCTTCTGTAGTCCAGTAATCTTTAGCAAGCATGAGAACCAAATGTTCTTTGTTACGTGCTAAGGTATCTGTCCAATCATCGTCAGACATATCGGCTGGCTTACCTGCCTTGATTAGGGCTACTGAGTCACCACACGCTACGTAGTGTGCTGCGATTTCTACTGCTGTTAATTCTTCCATTGTTCTATCCTTCTAGTGTTGTGATACGTGCAGCGAGTGCTGCGTTTTGGGTTGATAATTCTTGGATTGCTTTAGTTAAAATGGGGATTAAGGCTCCATCTGCTACCTCTTGAGAACCATCTTCTCTGCTATTCCACATCTGGAATCCATCTTTTATTTCAGAATGTGAATCCATAACAGTCTTAACTTCTTGTGCTATAAATCCATGATTAGTTTGTGTGTTTTTAAATACTTCTGTTGAGTCTGCTTTATAAGCTCTAAAAGTTTCTGGTAGTTCACCTAAAGTTTTATAGTTCCAAGTCACTGGACGTAGTGCGTTAACAAATGATAATCCCGCAGTTGATGAAGTTATGTCTTTCTTATATCGTTCATCAGATACAGTGGCCCAGTTAGTGCTACCATGAGAAGTTCTTATGTCAGATGTTCCGTAGCCTATCGTAGTGGTGCTGGCTGAACCAGCCACATCATATCCAAAGGCATTAGACTCTGAACCAGCAGCCTGACCATGTACATTTGCCCCTATAAATGTATTTCTTCCACCCGTAGTAAGTGCTTCACCAGAGACTCCTGCTCTATATCCTATAATAGTGTTTGAAGCACCCGTAGTTATGGAAGATCCAGCATTCTTACCAAGCACTGAATTATAACTAGCAGTAGTAGCAGCCTGTAAAGCATTCTGACCAAAAGCCGCATTCTGTTGGCCTGTGGTGTTAGTATATAAAGCGGCATAGCCTACAGCAGTATTATGTGGCCCTGTGGTGTTATTATATAAAGCAACATAACCTACAGCAGTATTCTCTCCACCTGTAGTATTAGCATTTAATGATGCTAAACCTATCGCAACATTACTAGAACCAGTAGTGTTAGTAGTCATAGCAGCCTTACCAACTGCGGTATTATTAGAACCTGTGGTGTTAGCGTCTAACGCTTGATACCCAACAGCAACATTAGCTCCACCTGTTGTGTTAACTTGCATAGCAGAGGAGCCAACTGCGGTATTAGTAGCACCTGTAGTGTTAGATATTAAAGCAATTCTACCTACTGCTACGTTGTTTGCGCCCGTGGTATTTTGCTCCATAGCACCTGTACCCACAGCAGTATTATCAGATGCGGTGGTGTTAGCATACAAAGCAGTTCTACCAATGGCAACATTGTACTGGCCTGTAGTGTTGGTATACAAAGCAGTTCTACCATGAGCGGTATTGTAACTACCTGTGGTGTTAGCTCTTAACGATTGAAAACCAACGGCAGTATTGTCTAAGCCTGTGGTGTTAGCCTCTAAAGACCCTGTTCCAACAGCTACGTCACTTGCACCAGTAGTGTTAAGTGCAAGTGAGTTATAGCCTACGGCTGTGTTATCTGCACCTGTGGTGTTAGTTGTTAAAGAGTTTCTTCCTACAGCCGTATTTGCACCTGCTGTAGTGTTAGCATTTAAAGCACCTTGACCAACTGCGGTATTTAAAGCACCCGTAGTATTGCTTGCAAGAGAGGCATCACCGACAGCAGTGTTGAACTGACCTGTTGTGGACAACTGTAGTGCAAATGTTCCTACTGCTGTGTTGTATGCCGCAGTAGTGTTAGTACCTAACGCACTTTTACCTACAGCCGTATTACGAGTACCTGTAGTGTTAGCGTCTAAACATTGAAAGCCAACAGCAGTGTTACTAGCACCTGTAGTGTTAGCTAGCAAAGAATAATAACCAACCGCAGTGTTTTCAGAAGCTGTAGTATTATTTAACAAAGAGGCGTGACCTACAGCAGTGTTACTAGCACCTGTGGTGTTATCTCTTAAACTGTTGTCACCTAAAGAACTATTAGCAGAGGCTGTAGTGTTAGCAGTTAAAGAATTATTACCAAAGGCTACGTTGTTATCACCTGTAGTAATAGCAGTGCCAGCATTAGTACCAACTAACGTATTCTCATTGCCACCAGACGTAATACTGTCGCCAGCAGTAGAACCAGCTACAAAGTTGTTATTACCTAGCGTGTTAGTAACGATACCTTCTGTTGTGACTGCCGCACCCGTTATAATAGTAGGCATTGTTTTATCCCTCTAGTGCTGTGATTCGGGCAGCGAGCGAGGCGATTAACGTCTGACTTGCTACATCTTTTGCTGATAATTCTTGTATTGCTTTGACTAACGGCATAACAAACATCTCGTATGAAATACCCTGCATGTTATCTTCACCATCTTCCATCTGATGATGCCCTGCAAAGTCTGTGATGTTATGTGCATTTAAAGTTGCTTTAACTTCTTGAGCCACAAATCCATACATCTTTTTAGAGTGTCTAGGCGTGGTGTTTTCTGAGTCATACTCAGTCATTGAGGTGTCTAGTTCTGAAGGAGCTTTAAATTTATACGTTACTGTACGTAGGTCATTAATAAAGTCTAATCCACAATCTGTGTTTGTAGAAATATCTTTCTTAACCCTTTCATCTGAAACTCTCGTCCAAGAAGCGTTAGCTTGAAAGTTGTTATAGACACGACTACTTCCAGTATTCAGACCAAAAGTAAAATATCCAGAACCAGCACCCCTCACAAAACGACCAATAACAATCTCATTACTTGCTGATGCACTTGACACATGAGAATACGCACCAACACAAACATTTGAATTACCCGTAGTCGTTGGCAAGCTATAGCCACCAGCATAAAAACCTAGATAAGTGTTTTCTCCACCAGTCGTTACGTCCCTACCTGCTGCTGTTCCAACAGTAGTATTGTCACTACCTGTAGTATTTGTCACTAAAGCAGAACTACCTACAGCAACATTATTGCCACCAGAAGCGGTAGCATAGCCAGCCTGTGTACCGATTAAAGTATTATCTGGACCTGCTGCCAAGTCATGCCCAGCAGTAAAACCAACTGAAACATTGTTAGCAGCCGTTGTTGATGACAATGAAGCATGATAGCCTATTGCTACGTTTGACTGTCCCGTGGTGTTAGCACCTAATGCACCAGCACCAAGAGCAGTATTTTGTGCACCTGTAGTGTTAGCGTCTAAAGCTTCAACACCAACAGCAGTATTATTTGCTCCTGTAGTGTTAACCTGTAAAGCACTTTTACCTACAGCAGTATTACTAGCACCTGTAGTGTTAGACGTTAATGCCACACGACCAATAGCAGTGTTGTAACTTGCTGTTGTATTTAACTGCAAAGCACCTTGACCTAAAGCAGTATTGTTATTGCCTGTAGTGTTAGTTTTTAACGCTTCTTTACCTACCCCAGTATTTTCTGCGCCTGTCGTATTTGCAAGTAAAGACTCATAACCCACTGCTGTATTATCATTGGCTGTAGTGTTAGCCGCTAAAGAAGACTTACCAACTGCTGTATTACGAGTACCTGTAGTATTAGCCTCTAAAGAAGCAAAACCAACGGCAGTATTGTTACTTGCTGTGGTATTAGCATACAAAGCATCCCTACCAATAGCAGTGTTAAAACCACCTGTAGTATTAAGAACCATTGCAGTTCTGCCAAATGCAGCATTACTTGCTCCTGTAGTGTTAGCCCCCAAAGAATCTAAACCAACAGAAGTGTTAAAACCACCTGTAGTATTTGCGTCTAAAGAACCTTTACCTAGCGCAGTGTTATCGTCACCTGTAGTAATTGCTGTACCTGCTTCATCACCTACTACAGTGTTATTATTACCACCAGATACAATAGAGTTACCTGCGTTAACACCTGCCACAAAGTTACTTGTTCCTAGAGTGGTCGAGGAAATACCTTTTGCAATAATCGGGTTATTGATAGTAATGCTACCTGACCCGTTTGCCGTTTCAAGCGTATCTACTTTTATTTTAGAAGCCATGAGACTATTCTCCTATTCTGGGCTTGATGCAGCTACATGAGCAGCAAGAGCGGCTATCACAGCATCTGTGTGAACTACTGAACAGATAGCCTGTACTTCTGCACTCTCTGTTGAGTAATCGTCACCTGCGTTAACTGTGTGTCTGTGGAAGCTAGATGATAACTCCACACTATCTTCCATAACTGCCGTCTTTGTGCGAACTTGAACATGCTTAAAAGGGCCACAAACTTCTATGCGGTCTTGGGTTATTACTTTTGTTAATGCCATTTGTATTCTCCACTAGCGATCCACGCTAGATAATTATTAATTAAGCGTCAGTAAAATATGTTGCGTTAAAGTAAATTAAGTCATTAACAGTAATATTAGCAACATGTTTAAAGGGCTGCCATCCTCCATTACTACATGACTGATAGAATTTTATAGTGGTGGCTGACATATACGAAGCCGCATTAAATGCTCCACTATTGCTAGTAACGAGATTGCACATGACATTACCGACTGCTTGACCTGAGTTTGATATGACGGCAAAAGGCAGTCCGTTTAATTGAACTGTGTTGCCGCTAGACCCAATTCCAGTAAATTGAACGTATGCGGTTAAGTGAACTAATCTACCTATTTTTGTGTAGCGTGAATCCAGCACAGCTAATGTGCCACCGCCTGTATCGGCTGGCGTCCAATTCCCTTCTTCATAATCATCCAGCGTATTGGCTGCACCTGTGCCGCCTAAAGCAATGCCACCAGTTACAGCAACACCTGTTGCTGTTGTTTCAATTTTCTTAGAACCATTATAATAAAGCTGTGTTGATCCATTCCATGTAAACCTTGCTATATCTTCATCGTTATCGCCAATTATTTTTACGTTTGTTCCGTTTGATTTAATTATTAAATCGCCAGAGCCTGCATCTTGAAGATAAGTATTGCTGCCATCGTGCCTGATTGAGAAATCACCACTTGTTCCCCACTTCGCTTGCACTCCGTCGTTATGTGTAACATTACCTGTAAACGTAGCACCAGTAGTGGTTATAAGATTACCGCCGCCCGTAGGTAGGTTAACTGTCTCGTTATTGGAGGTAGTGGAATCTAATGTTACACCACCGCCTGCGGTATTTTTAATTGTAATTGGCATGATATTTCCTTAAAGAATGACCCACGTTGAACCGTTTGTTACTGTAACAGTATAACTCGCGTTTACAGTAACAGGGCCTACGGTAGACCCGTTTTCGTTACCTGCGAATGTAATGTTTTCGGCTATCACCTTTGCATTAGTGCGTATAACAGAATTTGTTCCAAGTGAAGGACCTCCTCCGTTAGCATCGACGTAAGCTTTAATGGATTGTTGAGTGGCTAACGCCGTGGCGCTGTTGCCTGACATGTTGTCTTGATCAAGAATGTCCGTAATGCTAACCGAACCTGTGCCCGACAAAGAATTAAACTCAACTGCTCCCGCCACGTCTAACGTGCCTGCAATAATTAAACTATCTGCACTCTCGTCCCAAAGAAGAGACTTGCCCGAGGTAGCACCAAAGAACTTAACGTCATAACCCGTGTCGTTAACACCTACTGTAACAGTAGAGTCAATTTGAACAGCACCATCGATGTCTACTGCTCCACTAATGTCTAAAGTCGCTGCGTCCAACTCCCCCGTTATAGTAAGATTACGAACGCCTGTGTAGTCTTTATTCGCATCTAGTATGACAGCCTTAGAGGCTACAGCCGTACCAATAGCTGTGGAGCCAATGTCTAAAGCATTGATTTCAGCTACTACTACCGTTGCACCGTCAAGAATGTTTAACTCTGCCGCAGTACTTGTAACCCCATCAAGGATGTTTAACTCTGCAGTAGTAGCGGTAACCCCGTCAAGAATGTTTAACTCGGTGGCCGTTGAAGTTACTGCCACGTTTTCATTAATTTTAGGAGAGGTTAAAGTTTTGTTTGTTAGTGTGTCAGTAGATACGCGTGACAATAAAGTTGAGTTAGCGCCCGCTGGCAACATGAGCGTATTGGTCACAGAAGCGGAGTGAGGTTGGCCAAATACTTTTTGACCGTGACTGTTACTCTCGCAGTTGAATACAATCGCACCTGAATTATTATTACCTCGTACAACTACAGTACCTGTGCCGTTAGGCGCTAGATCAATAGTAGCATTAGACGTTGTAACAATGTCTTTGCCGTTCATGTCTAGGTTTCCACCTAATTGTGGAGAGGTATCGTCTACCACAGCAGATAAATCGCCGCTTGAGCCTGTGCCTGCAATAACAGTTGCTCGAGTCATCTTTTTAAGATTACCGCCCGAAGCATCTATAGCTATAAAAAGGTCGTCCGCTGCAGCGGTGCTAATCTCTACTAAAGACGCTACCGCCGTGGGGTTAAAATTTGTGCCATCAGCAACAAGAAGCATTCCTGCCGTGTTGGTTCCCATAACCAGATCATCGCCAGTTATAGTAAGGTCACCACCTACTATTAAGTTACCTGATACATCGGCTGCACCATTAACATCTAACGTACCCGTAACAACTAGGGTATCAGCACTCTCGTCCCAAAGAAGAGACTTGCCAGAAGTAGCGCCAAAGAACTTAACATCATACCCCGTGTCGTTAACACCTACCGTTACGGTGCCATCAGCTTGAATAGCGGCGTTAATGTCCAAAGTGGTTGCAGCAAGTTGGATCTCAGTGTCTGCAACAATGTCTAACTGACCATCAGCACTTGAGTTAATAAAAATCCCTGAGTCTCGGAATTGTATTTTTTGATTGGTCGTAGTGGTGTTGCCGTTATTCAATACTTCAGCTAGATTGCCGCCCGTATTTGCGTCAACATAGGCTTTAATAGATTGTTGCGTGGCTAATGCAGTGGCACTATTGCCCGACATATTATCTTGATCAAGAATGTCTGTTATTGCTACGGACCCAGTGCCCGATAAAGAGTTAAACTCAACTAAGCCCGCGACATTAATTCCGTCAACAGCCAGATTTGAGTAAACGTTAACGGCCTTCGCACCTGAACCGCCGCCATCAAACTTAACGAGCACATCGGTACCCGCGGCAATTTCAAGATCATTGCTTGTGTTGTATGTGCCTTGAAAAATAAATATGGATCGACTACCCGTTAAGCTGTTGCGTATAAAGCATAGTTTTTCAGCGTCATTAGGGGTAAGTGTTACATAAACAGACGCGCCTAAATCTCCACCGTCTGCAAATTCAATGTATTTGTTACGTCCAGTAGAAGAAGCGCCGTTGGTAATAGCTATTGTATTAGGTGAGCCTGACGAGCCCGCAGAAGATAAAGTTATTACGACTGCACCGTTAATAGCCTCGTCTAAAATATTAGAGTTGTCATTAACCGTTTCGCCCCACGTTCCAGATTGTTCACCAGTAGCTGGTTTCTCAATACCGAGGTTGACTGTATATGTACTAGGCATTTTTAATTCCTCACGGTACTATGTTTGTCCAGCTTGGGTTTTGAATAGGCACAATACTCATCCAGATTTGTCCCACGCTTGCTGTGGCGGATACTCCCGTTACTGCAACGTTCATTATGCAATCCTAATAATAGCAGTGGCGGCATCAGCCGTTGGGAACACTACGGTGAAATTCCCAGAGTTTACAACCTTGTCAGACCCGAAATCTAAAACCAATATGGCGGGTTTGGTTAGAGATATTGAAGTAGTGTTGGGCGTGTTGTTATAAATTAACGCGCCTCTAGCCGTAATCGTAGAGTTTGCCCACGTTTCGTCTATAAAATCAGTCAAAGCCGTAGTTGCAGAAGACGTAGGATCTACCGCAGTTAAATTTTCGCCTCCTGCAGTATACCCTGTGCCACTTACTTCATTAGTGGTTGCATACGCAGTGGTGTCTGCATTCATCGTAGCAGAGCTTGTATAAAGTGCTATCTTAAACACATCACCGCTTGAAGCGTCAAAGTCATGAGCACCGTACATTAATTCTTTCTTAAAACTGGTGCACATGTAGTTTCCTGTAAAAGCCATGTCACAGTCTCCTTATATAGTTAGCAAGCTCTAATTGTCCTGCTTCGGTTAACGCGTTATGCATCGTAGTTCTATCTGATTTGATAGCTTCGTGCATGTAAAATTCTAATGTTTTAAGCAGTTGCCCACGAAAGGCATGAGCTTGGGCCCTAATAGCAGGGTTTGCGTCATCTGAAATGGCGATAATCTTATTCGCACACCGCTCCGCAATTTCCTCTGGAGTAAAACCTCTTCCACTGGTGGTGTGTACTTCCACCGAGTTTGTGTCCATCTGTAGGGCTGCATTACTCATTGTTTAGGCCTTATAAGTTGTCCAGTGCGGTATTCATCGGTCACTTCTTTGGCTTCGCCTAGTAATTTCAAACCGCCAATGGCTTCGGTAAACCGTTTGTCGTACATGGCCATCATGTCGGGTTCACCCTTCATATAAATGTATGCTTCTATCAAGCACCCATAAAGTAAAGCGATTTCAGCGTTTGTACTAAGCCATGTTACGCCACTATCGGCGCCCGCGGTCAAACTTGCAGGACGATAAAAATAATGTAGCTCTACGCTGTACGCACTATTCGGGGTTGGACCCAAGATAAAGTTATTAATATCAAAAGTAGCGTAAAATCGCGGGTCTCCAGCCGTAGCCGAAATAGGATTAAAGGTCTGAACAAAATCAGGCTCTTTAAAGTCTAAGAAAACGTGATTGTTTGTGCTGTCTACATAAGATAAAGAAAAAGGAGCTAAGAAATCACTAGGTGCCGCTAAAAACTTGTCATTCAGAGTCATGGCACCGCTTACATTCTTTCTAAACAGGCTTAACTGAACACTTTTAAGGATTCTTTCCTCTGCTTGACGAATAAATAACGGCAAATTGCTTACAAAAGACGTTTCATCGTTCTCTGTATAGTCTCTAATAGCTTGTTTTAGCTGATCCAATGTAAAACTCATGTAGTCACCGTCACTGTTCCAACCGAACCTGTTGATATAAGGCGGTTAGGGGGGCTGTAATCGTTATCTGCCCACCCACCTACTGGATCAAAACTCCATTGAATATTGCGTTGTACGGCAAGATTCGTTTCAGGACGGGCATTCTGCAAAGCTTGTGGATCAGAAACCTTACGAAAAGGCCCTAATTGAGGCTGCTTAGGATCAAATTCGTCAGGACCCACCAATAACCCGTTCCATTCTTTCCTCATTACCCTGTAAGGATAACGAAAGCCCGAACGGTCCGAGATGGCGTATGCTTTTTTTCCAGACGCAAACTTACCCATTGTCAAACTCTCCTGTATACAGGGGTCACGTTAAAGGACGAACGGTCCCTATCTTCTACAGCAGCCCTTTCAAACTCTTCTTCGTATAGGGCTTTAAGCATTTCAACACGGTTTGGAGCACGTTTTAAAGCAAGGTAATAAGCTAAACCTGCCGCTAAACAAGGGTAAAACCTAAAAGGTAAGTCCATCGTGTTAGTGTATATGTCCGCATCATCCATTCGGGTTAAAGCGTCATAGTACACAACATCAGTGCTGTTATCAGGCACAGGCCAAAGCTTTAAGTTAGGCGTAACTTGCCTATCCAAGAAGAATTGATTAACTCTACCTTTCGTTGCCTTGTTGGGTATACTTAAATAACCATCTCGGCTTAAACGAATCAACGAGTAATCAGTTCCAGATCGTTGCACAACGACAGATAAAATATCAATTACATCCGCGGTTAAAGGGTAGTTACCTGTACCGTCAACCATTGCAACAGTACGCTGCTTAATGGTCCACTGGTTAAGGCCACGGTTAGCCCAGTCTGCAAGCAAAAGGTTTAAAGACCTCTTGGCAGATTTTAAGTCATAACCTGTTCGGACCTCTAGCCCACATCGCTCAAATGCCTCTTCGACATATTCTGCAACGTCTAACTCAAAGTCTTTACTTTCAGATGTAGCCATAGCTTTTACCTACGCAGTGCGTGTCTTTCTCTTAACGGGTTTAGCCGTTTTAGCTGATGCTACAAACGCTTTTTTAGTTGGGGCACCGGGTGACCCAACCTTGCGCATTGTCTCCTTCGACCCTGCTGCAATTCGCTTTTTCTTAGCGTGGATGTTGGCATAAAGCCCTTTACTTGGCATTACAAGGCCCTACTTTTTCTTTTTAGCAGGCTTAACCATGCCGCCGCTACGCATACGCTTAACAGGTTCTTTCATAGCAACCATACCGCCGCCACGCATACGCTTAACAGGTTTCTTTGCTGAAGAACTAACTTTCTTTGGTTTCATAGCCATTTTGGAGCTTCCTATATAAAGTTTCTCTTACTTGGTAAATTTGACGTGCATTATGTTCTGCATCGTATGTATCATAATAGCCTTTTTTATTCAACTTGTCAGCCGCTTGTTGTAACTTAGATAATCGCTGAATAAATATTATAGAGTAGGGGTTTTCTACCGATGGATCAAAATCTAACTCGCCCACAAAATCACTGGCTTCATCTTCATGGTGAAAGCCCATCAACCACATGTCTTTGTCGATAAACATGCCTTGAGACACCACTTTATTTAAGTCGTCTAGATAGTCGTGAAATTCTTCAGGAGTTTTGGAGTTGCTCATGTCAATGATAAGGGCAACGTCATACACGTCGTCGAACTGTGAGATGCACGAGTACACACTTTGATAACCTTCTTCATACTTAAATATAATAGCCACCTTATCGCCTAACCACGCCCCTCGGGCATAGGGGCAAGCAGGTAAATTATTAAAGTAGGAGTTTGGTTTTTCTAAAACGTCTGAGGACCAGAGTTTTATTTCTTTTACAATCTTCGCCTCAACGGGGTCACTGAAGAAAGCGTCATACATGACTAGGCCAATAGCTTATGCACTAGGGGTGCGATTATTATCAATACAGCAAGCCCCCAAATTTTAATATCTAAACCTTTTAGCGTTTGCTTTTGATCAGCCAGCTTTTCTTCAATCATTTGATATCTTAGGTTACACTCAGCTTCATGCTTATCTAGCTTGGAAAGAACTTCTGCTATTTTCATAATGTCCCTATCATGACTTGCTGATTTTTTATTACTTTTAACGGGTTTTATTTTTTTAAGAGTAGCTACTTTCGTTTCCATAACTACCTCAATTGTAAAATACCGTTATGTTGGTGACGTTAGTCAGTACGGCAAAACACCCGTCACTAAATAACATCCCTTCGTCAGGTAAATAAACGTTGTCATCAGTATTGCTGGCAAACCCCAGTTTAAGCTTAACGGCACCGTTGGTGTCTCCGTCTTTTAACTCAATAACTGGATTGGTGCCACATTTGTAGTGAATAGCTTTTACGCGAGTTCGTCCCGCAAAGACAACACCGTTAGCCTCCAAATACGTAGCTTTTATGTCTGATGCCATGAGTTACCTCTCTAACTATGAAATATTGTTATGGACGTACACGCTGTAAAGACCGACACAAAAATATCACTCACTCTTATTCCGTCAGACGGAATATTTACAGAGTGAGTTTTTGAAGCATCTAGGTCCATGTCCAGAACTACCGCCCCGCCATTACCATCAGTGAAAGTAAGTCGAGGAGTACCAGTAGTTGTTTTAACTTGAACTTGGCGAATACGCGCAGGGCCCACACCAGCAGAGCCAGTAGAGGTTAAACGTTTTGATTTTACATCTGAACTCATTTTAACCTCCTATAAGTTATTAGACAGCGGTTGCGTCTTGCAAATTATTGTCCTGCACATAAGTTAAAGTCACAGTAATTTGACCCGCAGTAGCAGTCGCTCCCGCAGAGATAAGTGTTGCTGTGATCTGGCTGTCACCACTAAAACGATCTGCTGTATCCAAACCCCCAGCGGCCAAAGTTTTAGTTTCCGCAACTGCTTTAACATTGGTATTTGCAATAAAAAATTGAGTCGTCTTGCTAACCATGCCCACTGAAAGAGTCGCTGTGCCACCGGCATTACTAGCTATAGCCACTCTTAGTGTGACACCAAGTAACTGTGAATTATTTGGAATGACGCCGACATTGTAGGTAGTTGTGCCAGCGGCGACTGCTGCGTCAATCATAATAGATTGAGACATTACAACTTGGCCGGTGTTCTTTACGTTAGTACCGAGAGCGGTACCTGTAGTATCTTTGATTGTTCCTGCTAAAATTGGTCCTGAAAAAGTAGTCTGGCCCATAATAAATTCCTCACATGCGAGTTAAGGTGGATCTGTCTGCATATCGTCAGTCGGGGACTGTCAGATTCACCGATATTTTCCCGATAATTGTAAGTATAACATACCACTGTCTTTCGTGAACTGTCAATGTTACGCACAAAAAAGGGAAGCCGAAGCCTCCCTTTTCTAAACTACACGTTACCGTGTGGTTATGCTGCGCCGGGCGTACCGTAAACACAACGCCAATCGGATACACCGAATGAGTAACGTTCACGAGCTTTAAAGCGCATGTTGCCCGTATCGAAGTCACCTTCCATCGCAGTCTTAATAGACGAACGGTTGAAGTGCTTGAAGCCGTTAGGAGCATCAGTCTTGATGAAGAAAGCATCAGTGTCGGTAAGGAAGTGGTTAACCACTGCACCGTCTGGAAGCATTCCCATAGACTTCATTGCGTTTGTGTCGTTATCCGCAGTGCCAGAGCGCAAGTTCGAGTTAATTACTCGTTCTGCGATGAACTGAAGCTCTTTAGGAATAATAAGCTTCATGCCACGAACTGCAATCTTCAAACCACGCTCATCCGTCAAACTAGCAACGTCAATCAACATCTGCTCCAACGAAGTTTCGTTGAGGTCGGCAGCAACTGCCAAGACATTGGTTTGGTTACCCGAAAGAGAGGGGTGGGCTGCGGAACAAAGTGCTGCACCATCGCCAATCGCATTAACGCCAGCAGAGAACGCATTGTTCAATACAGCCGCGGCTTTGATTTGCTTAGTCTGGGCCATAGAGCGGGCCAGAGCTTTGGTGTAACGCGATGCAAGACGATCATAAAGATTGTCTTCCACTGCTTCCTCAGTAATTGAGAACGCAAGCGCAATAGTTTCGTGAGCGTAACGAGCGGTATAAGTCTCTTGAGCGTCGTCAAAACTGATGGCAGAGCCTTCATTCTTAACAGGTGCAGTAGAGAAACCACCAAGCATTACTTCTTCTTCAAAGGCGCGGTCCGAAGACTCTTCTTCAAAGATTTCAGAATGCTCATTTTCGTAACGATTAAATTCGAGACCGAACAAGGCGTTTAGGCCGGGTTCAAGCTCTTTCGCTAGTTGTGCGCGAGAAATAGCCATGATCTAACCCTCCTATAGGCCTGTTGACGTAGCAGTAGTCTGCGAGTCAAAGCGGCTTGTGTTAGCGTTGTAATGAGCGTTGATACGAACGATCAAAGGAATACCTGCAGATGCAAAGTCGGTATTACCAGCGTCGTCCATGATGCCAACAATACGCAACGGCAAAGTGGCCGTAGCTGCAATTGTAGACACGCCCAAGGCGGAATTTGAGTTACCTATTGACGTACCAGTACGTGCAGAAGTTCCCAAAGATGCGTTTGCGAACACGGCGGCCTGTGCAGTAGCACGGTTAGTTAGTGTTGCGTCAGATGCTACTTTAAATAACTGGTTGGGGTTGTCAGCAACGAAAGCTTTAACAGGATGATTAGTATCCACGCTTACGGAACCAGAACCGGGCCAGTAACTTAAAAATGTTGGCTTCTTAGTTACAGAGTCAACGTATTCAACGCCCATCAGGACACCAAGCGCAGGGGTAGTTCCCCCACTAGTAGCTCCAGCAAAAGTAATAACGCCCGCTGCTAGCGGAACGCATAAACCAAACTGGAAAATAGCATTGGTGTTGTTGGAAGCGATCTCATACTGGGTTACACCAGTAGAATTGACACCGCTACCAACTAGCCCGATAGGACGGAGACCATAGGCAGTATTTGCATTAGCCATTATAATTCTCTCCTAAAGGGGTAGTCCATATCATTTTTGTGGACCACCGAAAGTTACACGAGATTGACGGTCAGGTTTACTAATCGTCATCGATGAATGTGCATTCTCTCTCATCATATCATGGTCAACTGCATCCATTTGGTCCTTACTACGTCCTTTGAAGTAGTTAGTCCTTTCGGCCACAGTTTCGTCTGGTATACGAGCGAGAAGCAGTCCGCCAACTCCAAAGACACCTTGGTATTTACCTGATTCTACAGTAGGGGATTCAAAGTCTGGGTACTCGTCCCTTCGGACAAGTTCATAACCTTCCCTTAATTTAGCACTGACGTTCTTCGTATCATCAAAACCACGCGTTTCGGCGCGAATCCAACGATGTTTAAAGCCGTCAGGGGCAGGTGGTGCATCTAGCATAGACGGAGGAGCCCAAGGCTTACGGATCGCCTGTTTCTCCCGAGTTTTGTTAGCGCGAGAAGTACGGTTCACGGCGGAACTACCTGTATTTTGTTGTTCAGTCATTCTCTGTTACTCCTTCACGTATTTCGCATATTCTTCAAGCGGCACACCCAATTTCTTCGCTATCGCGACTTGGCTCGGAGTGAGTCGAACCTTTCTATTACTGCGCCCAGATGGTGTTCTTGAAGCTCCAATTACTGTCTGAGCGGGGCGTTTATTGGGGCTGCTTGATCCGTTACCAAACTTATCAAGAACACGGTTATCTAGCTCAGTATAGTAGTCTTCGCTCTGCGGGTCAAACCCTTCTTCTTCAACAAGTTTTTTGTGTATGCCAAAAGCAGCATACGTCATTGCCTCGTCTTGGCCAAACCAACTGTTACGCAAGGCCCATGATTCGGCTTTAGCGTCAGGACGTTTAGGCTGTTGAGCAGGCATAGGCTGTTGAGCTTGGTGCTGTTGAGCCGCCGCCGCTTGTTGTTGCTGCCTTTCCGACTGCATCTTAGCTTGGGCCGCTCGATCCTGCTGAATGGCTAAACTAGTAAGGTCTCGTTGAGCTTCTACGGTTGCGGCACCATCCCCTCTTTCAATAGCACGAGTCAACACTGCTTCGGCTTGAGCAATCTGGGTATTAACACGAGTGGTATACTCAGCAACGTAGTTGGTGTCTAAGTTAGACATCCGACTTTTTAATTCTTGTGACTCACCTTGAACAGCTTGGGCATACTTAACCGCTTCTTGCTCACGGCGTTCTGCTTCACGCATTTTCTTAGTAAGACGACTAATTCGTTTTTGAGTAGAGGTCTCCGCTTTATCAAACTGATCATCCGAATCGTTTTCGGACTCAACAGCACCCGCGCTTACTTCTACTTCTACTTCTTCCGAATCGCCTACATCTAACTCGACGGTGTTTGTATCCGACATGGTGCTCTCCTTAGTTTAAATTATGGATGTCTTCAGGGTCCAAAATGGTCGACAGTATCTCGTCGTCATTAAGTATTCTGACTTCTCCCCCATCTATCTGGAAGCGCGATCCAGCATAACGGGCGAACATAACCCACTGCTTTTCTTTGCACCATGCTCCATCTGGAAATTTATCGGCATCTCCATAGGCTAGGGGTCCTAGCTTGAGTACATAACCGACTTGGGTAGAGATTTGGCTTTTCTCCTGCGTTTCAGAAGGGAGAAAAATACCGCCTGCGGATTTACCTTTGCCTTGATAGGGTAGAATTAATATCCGCCAGCCCGTAGGGTTGGGCATCCTGTCTAAGAGAGTTTTCCCGATAGCGTCAGGGTTAAGGCGTGGTTTTTCCACGTAGGCGTCTGCAAGTTTAGTTGCTTCATCCGCAACTTCGTTTGCTTTAGCTTTTGCTTTAGCCTCACTGGCTAATTGTTTAGCAGTCTTTTCATAGACTACGGGTTCTACTTTTTTTTCTACTGCGCTCATATTGAGTGCTCCTGTTTATCTAGCAGGCTCTTGAGTTCCTGTTCCACATGATTGAGGCATTCTAAATTGCCCATAAGCTCACGATATTGTTCCATCGACTTAACGTTACCGTAAATCATCAAGTCCGTTACACCTTGCCGTCTATCCCGTAGGACCCTAAAAACAGCTTCCGCAACTTGTATTTCGTCCATCCACACCTCGCATATAATCAAACAATGTTGGATATGATCCTATCATAACTTATATGCAGGGGATAGAGTAAAAAGGAAAGGTTACTTAAGTTTTACAGCACTTAACTTGCCTGATATTAGTTTAGTCAACAACCCACGCATACCAAACTTAACCACATACACACCAATAACTAGGTACTGATACCAGTCTGGCATGGAAGAAAACGATTCAAACGCTGCGGTAACTTCGACTTGATAGCCTAAAAAAGACGCCGCAATAGGTACTAGAAGTAGTGCAATCATAATCTCGTCGAGAAATGACTTATCCATTTGCTGCATGGCAACAAGGTCCAAATTGAAGTCTTGTGTCTGGCCATCGTCCGCTAATTTATGAGCGGCTTTAGCACCCGCCACTTTAACGTCCGCCTCGGCACCCAAAGTAAGTATAGCCGCTGCCGACTTGGCTTTAGCAATTTCGTTCTTACCTTCAAGATATGTTTTACCTAGACTTGCAATAGGGCTCAAAAAGCTTAGAAAACTCATGGTTAATCCCTAATTTCAAAATGAGGGTAATCCTGCCACGATTTCCACAGGCCTCCCCATTTTAGTTCATACCCTAACTGAGACGAGGCTTGTAACATAGAAGCAGCTATAAGAGAAAGGTGGAGTTTATCCCACGAGGCTTTTCCGTCGACGTAAGCATACACATCGAGCGCCTTTCCGCTTTGGTGATAGGACTTGTTGTTGACTCCATCCGCTTTTGATACACCATCTCCAAACAACTTTGCTTGTACTTCTTCGGTGCGCAACCCACCAGTAGAAGGAATACCAAAATCAATGTTAGATAGCTTAATAGCAACTTCTGCGATATCAATAAGCCTTTCATCCACACCTACCAAATTGTTTAGACTGTTCTTTCCTAACTTAAACATTAGAATACTCCATCAAAAGGTTTAGTAGCCCATGTGGCTTGTTCCCTTGATCGCGGCACCCGTGCCACGAGTCTTCATCTTACGAGGGGTGTTAGCAAAGTCAGTCAATCCACCCGCTACAGGAGCAGGCGCAGTCTTGCCGTAAGGAATACGACCTTGACCTTTAATGTCAGCATAAGTAACCGCCTTGGGTGTGTTGCTCGGTGCTGCTCCGTTTACTCTTACAGTTCGATTTTTCATAATCTACTTACCTTTTCCTTTACCCTTAGATACTTTTTGTGTGGCGTTTTTACCTGTGGATCTAGTGTTTTTCTGCAAGCTAAAACCTTTTCCTCGCTCCGCAAGAAGGTCTGCGTAATACATTTCAGAACTGTAGCCACCTATTCCGTCTTTTTTGCTCATTTTAATCTCCGCGTTGCTTTAATAATTCACGATCCATAGCCGACTGGATACGTGCTGATGTTTGTCGTTCTTGTGCTGCAATCCGCTCATCAAACTGCTCCGAGCGCATCTGTTGGTTCTGTTGATCCAACTGCAACTTGGCTTGATCAATCTGATTGTCAGCTTCGTTATCGGCTACTTTAGCCTGAATCTCTTGTTCCTTCAACTGAATCAAAGGATCAGGGGCACCCGCACCAGATATCTGGGCTGACGCATCTTTAACTTGCTGCATACCTTCCGCAATAAACTGAGCGGTCAATGCTTCTATTGCAAGCATCTGCTGATCTTCAGGAATGTTAGCACCCGCCTGTTGGGCTTGCTGTTGATAAGCGGCCATGGCCTGCTCTTTCGCTGCAATCTGAACGTGTTCCATTATATGCTTTTGAAGCGCCATAGCTACTTGAGGCATACCGCTAACCGTGGGACTTGCGCCAAAGATCAAGTGCGCTTGGATGTGCGCTTGATGATTTTGTCCTTCAAAGGCTTTTAGTGGCAACATGTCTAAAGCATTGATGTTCTCTTGTGCGGGATCAATAGGGCCGGGCTCTTCCGCTGGAATGGCCTTCATAATACGATCTACATCCGTCACACCTAACGCCTCATACATGTCACGATACACTTCGTGGATGTTATGAATCTCTGGTGCTTGGGCCGCGAGTTGCATTTTAGTCTGGGCAAGCACAATCCGCTGCGCCTGACTAAATACATTTGGATTGCTGACAGGGATGATATCAACGCGATCATCAAAGTCTTCGCGCATGATGGTTGCATCTCCGCCGGGAACTGAGAACGGATACTCCTGTGGCAAACTCTCCGACATTACCCGTGCAAGAATCTTAAACTCTTGACGCATCGCATAATGCAAACGCTTATGGACCGCACTCATTACTCGAGCGCCTTGCTCCATCATCGCCATAGTAGTGCCTACTGCAGCACCCTCATTACCCGCACCTACTTTAAGGTCCGTGATAGTTGCGAAACGTTGCGCGGCATCGACTACAAAACCAAGTAACTGAAACAGGGTTTGGTCGGGGCCTTTAAAAGGTAGCGGCATTAGGCTGTCGCGTATGGCACCGCCGGGCGCGTCTACATCTCTAAACTCGCCGGGCTGTAGTGGTTCATCGTCATCTCTGATCCGTAGTCCGCGGGCCTTGAAACCAGCAGGCAGGTTAGATAACGTACCCGCATCGATCAACTGTCGAAGGGCCGAAGTCGCAGTGCGAGACAGACCACCAATGGTATGAATCAAGCCTAAGCCGTAGAAACCGAATCCGGGTAAAAACTTATAGTGTGTAAAGTAGCTGATCTTCTTACGCAAAGAATCGTCTTCGCGATAGTTGCGACGGATCGACAGCACCTTGCCGTTGTCTTCAGAGATAGTCACAATGTACGGAATCTTAATTCCTGTGAACTCGCCGTCCTCGTCCTCGTCTTCGTAACCTTCTAAGTCTAGGTCAACGTGGCACTCAAGGATCGTGCAGTCATAATCAATCTGGTTAGCGTCTTGGCCTTCTAGCCTGTCCATCTCACCACTTAGTGACGTTAGTTCTTTCTGAGAAGGGATTACCTCCACATCTAGATAAGCACCCGCCACTTGGCGTTTGCGTAAATCGTTTAACGCCATGCGCACTACTTGCGTAATGTTGGGGCACGACTGAAGATCCGCAGTCTCATAAGGAACAATCAAGTTCTCTGCAGGAACAAACTTAGACACCGCTCGTTCAATGGTCGCGTCGTAATAGGTTTTCTTAAACGTAGAACCCGCCAACGGCAAGAAGAATAACATCTGATCCATGTCAGGTGTGTACTCGTCCATCTCGTTAGTGATGTAGTAATTCATAAACTGCTTTACGCGCTGCGCTTGCTGCTCTTTAGCAGACGTACTCTTGCCCATCACTACCGTGCGGACTGGACCCGAAGGCGGCAGTAATTCATTAAAAGCTTGCGCTTGAAATTGTGTTGCCGCTTCCGCCAGCAAAGGATGAGTTACACCCGAGGCTCCACGAAAAGGCTGTGTACGTTCTTCGTAGTTAAAGCCCAATAGCTCTAACCCACTTGAATAAGCTTCTTCCCAATCTTGGCGACTGGCTTTGTTGGCATCAAACTCACCTAACAACTCTGACGAAATACGTTGAAGCTCGCGCTCTGGCATTTCTTCCGCGAGGTTAGCATCAAACTCTTGGGCCTCGCCTCGCTGATCCATGGGATCAAAGTCGATCAATACCCCACCGTCATCTTCTGAGGTGATCTCAATTTCTCCGACATTTTCGGCATTAATCATGGCCATCACATCATTTCCTGAATCAGGAAGCGACAACTCTAATTCAGCCTCCAGATCGGCCATATCCATTTGAGATGGGACATTTCTATCCATCAAGCCCGCATTTGTTGTACCGTTTGCCATAACCACCCCTAATTCAATAATACACCCGCACTTTAGCAGAGTTTGCCTCTTCTTCCCAGTCATCCGATGGTAACTGCACAAAATTGCCCTGACGATAGCGCATCAACGCCTGAGTCATGCTGTCCACCAAGTCATCAAACTCCCCGTTAGGAAACGCTGCCACCTCCTCAACTAACTCGTCCGCCCACGTCTCGTCAGGAACCCACACCATCCCCGCCTCAAACAAAGGTGACACACTGTGCACCCTCGTTATTTTGTCATTGCCACGACTCGGCGTAAAGTTAACCACGGGAATGCCCTGCGCACGAAGCTCCTGAGTCAACGGCGTACCACTAGCTTTGGCCTCGATAATCACCGTGTCAGGCTCCCAAAATTTATACAAATCTAAGGCCACCTGCTTCAACTCAGGAAAATCCCAACGCCCCTTCTTGCTATCTAACAAAATTAAATTGGGACCACTACCACCCTCATTCGGATAAAACACCCCCCACGTCGTAATGGCCGAATAGTCCGCCGTCTGCTTCTTAGAAAACGCCGTATCGTAACTTTGGATCACATACTCCAACTGAGGCACCGCTGGCTTTTCCCACAACTTCCACCACTCGCGCTTAATAATCGCGTTCTCTTCGCCCGTGGGATTCTGCTGATACTGCGCATTCCACTTGCTCGGAGGAATTGATGCGCGGACCGCGGTCAAATCTTTAAGACTCCAGTACTCAGGCCAACACGGCGTACCATCCTCAAAGATGGCAGGAAGCTCCACCACCTCCCATTGATCAGCCAAAGGGTCCTTGGCCATAGCCCTCATAAGCTGCCCTGTCATGTCTTTCTCGGACCAGCGGGTTTGTACTATGACTATTGATCCGCCCGGCTGCAGACGCTGTCTAGGGCCGCCTGTGTACCAATCCCATGCATCATCAAAGCCTGCCGCCGACATCGCCGTCTGCTCCGAGTGAGGATCGTCAATAATAATTAAATCACCACCACGTCCCGCCAAGTTCGAGCCCACACCCACGGCATAATACATACCGCCCGCGCTCGTATCCCAACGGCCCGAGGCCTTACTGTCCGACGCCAACTTAACCGTATCAAACACCTCTTGATACGCATCCGTCTCCAAAAGGTTCTTCGTCTTACGCCCAAAGTTTACCGCCAACTCCGTCGTGTGCGTCGCCTGTATAATCTTCATCTTCGGATTCTTGCCCATCATCCACGCAGGAAACAAGAAGGACGCAAACTCACTCTTCGTGTGCCGCGGTGCCATGTTAATGATCAATCTTTTTAGCTCGCCGCTCGCGACTCTTTCTAACTTGTCCGCGATAATCTTGTGATGTCTACCCGTAATGAACTCAGGCCACATAGCTTTTACAAAAGTTAAAAAATTATCTTGGCAAGCTTCATTCTTCTCAAGCTGCGCGAGCCGCAGTTCAAGCTTCAAAGTCTTTTCCTCTACCGCAGGATTACTGGCTTTATTCATAAGGGACCCATAGGTTTTGAAAAATAAAAATTTATGTTTCACGTGGAACGCGATTAACTATTATATGCGATATTACACGCATTTATAAGACAGTTAAAGCTCGTTCAAAATATCACGTAAATATTTGAGAGAAACATGGTCTATAGCCCCCGACAGGCGACGCGGGGCCCGAGCGAGCGAGGCGCGATAAGTCGTTGATTTGCTTAGATTTATGACCCGATATCAGGGGGACCCTAGGGAATATATACGACCCAATGACCCGAGGTCCGCGACCCAATGACCCGCGACCCGTGGCCAGTTGGGCCCGAGGTCCTGCAGCAAAACCCGCGAACCGCGAACCAATGACCGCGCGAATTGTGCCAGTGCTCGAGCTCGGGCGCGAA